CTCAGTGAATTGCTGCTCTCTGTAGTAAGCCTTCTCTAAATACGGAAAGTCTTTGAATAGTTTGGGATACTTCGCTAGAATCTCTTTCCTTCGTACTGGCGTCGTGAGTTCTAGATCTTCCTCTTTAGGCCCCTCTAACTCCTCTTCTATCTCCTTTAGTTCATCTACCTCTTCTTCTTCTTTATCTTCTTTGTCGTCTTCTTCGGCATCGGCTTCTTCATCTATTTTACCCCCCTTGTCCGTTTTACCTATTTCTAGAACTTCCTCAGATTCTTCGCTCAGTAACTCGAACGTCTCTTTCTCATCAGTTGGAACTTCGATTTCGTTAGCCATCAAATACCTCTAGTTTATGGTCTGATTTTCGGGGTTCAGACTACCCTCATATATCTTTTCTGCTTCTTCACGAGAAACATTCCGATGCGTCATAATTAAATTAATTATTTTATTATTTCTTCTTGAAATAATAGAGCGTTCAGTACGAGTTACATGATCAACATATTTATGATTTTTCCATATATGTAATATTTCTCTAATTTTTTCCTTGCGTCTATTTCCCATCAATGGATAAATAGTCATCATCCATTCTACTGCTTTTTGTCCTTGAAATATAATTATATATTGAAGTTTACTATCATATCTTTTATCATCCATTGTATGGATATTAGATAAAGGACACATAAAATTTCTAGCTCTTTGAATAATATCTAAATCAGTCATATTTAATTTAATTGCGGGATATTTATTTGCCTGAAGAAAAAAGCAACCCTCACCCTCAAGTAATCCTGCTAACCAATAGATGTCATTGGACCGTAGGTTGCGCATTTTGGTTAGAATCCATTTGCTTGCCCGCGCCACTAGGCGGTTTTGGCGCACTTCTCTGCGGCTGCTGAGCCATCTGTGCCTGCTGCTGCATCATCATTTGTTGCTGAATTATGCCCTTATGAGCCTTAAGATGCAGTAATACGTTCTCATAACCCGCAGGATTGTCTAGCTTGCACAGCCGGCCTACGTCGTTAACTAGCCACCGACGACATATGTCAGCTTCCAACTGATGATTGTCTAAATCTGGATCTACAGGAACGCTAGGCTGATTCTGTGGCTGCGGGGGCGGCATTCCCATCTGTTGTGCTTGCATTACAGCCATAGGATCCGGGGGCATCTCTATAGGTTCACTGTTTACCAGCTGTTGAATCTCCTCGTACTGCTTATTCCTATCATCTTCTCCCGGTATGACATAATCTGTCAGTCCAATTGCACGCTTGAGATACGGAATATTCTCTGGAGTCGCTAGAGTCTGATTAACTCCCTCGTTATTCAGCTTAAACAACTCCATTATTGCGTCTTTTTGTTGATTCCACGTGATTGGGAGATTCTCATTTGCCTCAAGTTCTACGGACCCGATCTTTCCCTCTAATTCCGCCTTCCTCACGAAGACGTTGATGAAATTCCCAAATTCATCCTGTTTTACCTGTTTCTCGTCGTCTTGCATTATCTTAATGTACAGAGGAATTGCCTTACCGAATGTCTCTTTCCACCACGCTAGCAACATTTTCCATGTAGTCTGGAGGCGCTGTAAAGCCTGCGAGCGAGACATACTGTATTCGCTCGCGGTACGAGAGCCTGACATCTGCCCTCCGAATAATGAGGGCAAGGCTCCAGAGACAAGCTGCCCAATTTCTTGTATTTTCTGAGCGAAGGGAAGAACTTCCTGAGATAGCGTAGCAGTTCGTACTTCATAGAATCCATCACTTAATGACTTACCGCTCTTGGGCGTAGCCGGATAGATTCCACCAGGAATTACCTCTGACTTACTGTACGCGTTAAAATTCAGGACTTTCGGGTCCGCGAATGTTTGTGGAATTCCATGCTCTATCGTCTGAATCACGAGACTTATCAGATCGTTCGTGATATCTTGAACCGACGTCAACAAGAGGCCCAGAGGATCGAAATGAATATAGTCAGAGAGAGGATTATAAGTAAGAGTCCACGAATCATCAAGTGCTGAATTCTCAGCATGAGCAATTTGATCATCGACGACACACACGAGAACTCCGTCCGGGAATTTCTTACGCAGTTCATCAGCTTCAGATTCGTTCAGCGTATTATATGATGCAGGACGGAGCCAGCATTTCCTAACTGTCACGTTATTGATCGGATGTTCGCCCCGGTACTGTGGACTCGTCCGACCCCACTGCTCGTACATGTCATACGCAGCCCCTCCACGCTGAATCTTGTCCCTCAGGTCCGGATATTCCTCAAGTGCGTTTGCATAATGAGTTTCGTAACTATAAATCAGGTACGCGCACTCCTTTTGACTCCGCGCCCACACGGGGACTTTTACAAACAGTCCACCGTAAACCTCCATACAGACCCGCGACTTCGGATGCTTCGTTATTCCCACAAGTCGAGTCACAGTAAACGACTGTTGTGTCTTCTGCGGCAATACAAGACGACCGCACGACTGGCACTCCTCTAGTTGATTCGTCTGCGAAGCAGACTCCGGCATGAATTCATCTGGATTTTCTTCTTCTAATGGATTCTGCCCGGATTGACCCATGTCAGGAGGTATATTCTGATCCTGAGCCATCGGATTAGAAATAGGAGTAAGTCCTGTCTGAGCAGGAGCATTTGGATCTGCAATCTGATCACTCATTTCCGCTTGACAGAATGGACACGTTCCTATCTGATGATTCTCGATAGTCTCGTCGTATTCTTTCTTCTCGTATGTTCCGTATTCTTCACTCTCCGCTGCGTGCGTGTAACACGCAGTCATGCCCTCAGTACAGAAGACGAACAGCGCGTGTAGCCAGAGAAGAGGAGCATCGTTATGCTTGAAGATTAGTTCCGCAATCTTATCTCCAGCCTTCGCAGTCGTCAGGTCCATCGCATTATCCGCATCGTCCGGATAACACTTGATTGCGGGTACGCTGACAGACAAAGCGGCAATAATACTTTCCAAGTAAGCCCGGAAGACATTGACAGGCTTGTCATACGATCCCTGATCACTGTCGCCGCCAGTCCTGTCTAGTTCCGGAATTCTCCAGTCATGCGCTACTTCGCTGTAATACACATGCTGGATATTTTCCCACAGTAATTTCAGCCGTCTCCATTGCCTAATCTGTCTATCACGGACTCCCCGATCCTCATCATCGAAATGATCAATGATTTGTTTCAGAGAGTTCTTGATTTCGTCAGACGGCTCTTTTACTTTACTCACGTTACTGTCCCTGAGGACGCATTTGCTGCATTCTCTGCTGCATCTGTTGCATCATCTGCGGACTCGGCCCCATACCTTGCTGCGGTCCCTGTCCGCCCATCTGTGGTCGCATCTGTTGCCCCATAGGATGGAATCTATTCATTCCTCCCTGCATAGGAGGTGGTCCCTGCATCTGTTGTGGAGCCATTTGTGGAAGAGGTCCACCTTGTCCCATACCTCCTCCAGCTTGCATTTGTGGAGCCATCTGTCCCATCTGTTGTGGAGGACCTCCCATCTGTGGCTGTTGCTGCTGCATACGCGCTTGCATCATAGCCATCAGTTGTGGAGGCGGTCCCCCCTGTCCCTGCATCTGAGGAAGTCCCTGCATCTGAGGACGCATCTGTGGCTGCGACTGTTGCATGTTATCTCTAAGAGAGTTCATTAATGCCATAATTCACCTAACCTTGTTGGGGAGCGTTGAAAGTCGTAGCCTGTGGAATTTGCGGCATAGGTGCAGGCTGGAACTGTCTCTGATTTGGTGGGATGTTCGGACCTATTCCTCTAGACGAGCGCCAAGGCTGATTCATAAGCGCATTCGTCTTTCCCTGATTTAACGCAAAAGACAAGTTAGGATTTGAGGAGTCCTGAGGCATCATTCCGTATGTAGGATTGAATAACTGACTATTTGTATTCACATTCGTAGGCTGCTGTGCCCCAAAGATATTTCCGCTATTCTGCTGCATACCCATCGAATTCTGAGCTAGAGCCGAGGGATTGCTCGGTCCAATAGAATTCACGTCATATTCAGGATGCCCCGGAATTCCGCTTGGAAATGCAGTCTGAAGTTCCTGTGGAGTCATGTAATGGCCCGCTTTTGTCATTCCACTGGGACCATACTCATTCATCGTCTTTATCTGAGGCATCCCCGGCGGACCCGCGACTCCTCCTTTAGAGTTTTTCGCCTGATCTGCAATATTCCACGCAGCATTCGCAGCATTAGCCGCAGGTGCAAGTGCTAGAGATGCGCCCCCGGTAAATGGAGCCGCCGCGTATGGACCGTATTGTAAAACCGCATGTCCGATAGAACTCCACAGGCCCATCTTATTTTCCTATCTCGGAATGTGAATACCCGGAACCATCTGGATAAAATACACCAGAAGAAGTATAACAAGAATTACGTAGA